TCTTATCGCCCTGTGCTTGTACGATTTTTCCGTACAACTCAGGGTTTTCTTTTGCGATTTTATTGGTAGTACTATCTTTACGAACATTATCCATAATGACTGCGCCATTGCGGTTTTGCTCTGCGAAGATTGCTGCTTGTTGTTGTTCAGGTGTTAGCTTTTGGAAATCACGAAAAGCCTTTGCAGTACGCACACCACCTACTGCACCACCAATAGCACCAAAACCTATTACCGCTGGCAACGCTTGTTTCATTGCATCTAGTGAACCTATTGCAATATCACCTACGCTATAATAACCCTCTAGGTCATTATCCTTGCGTGTTAGGTTGTGTTGTACCTTTTCGTTTATATCTTGCAAGCCCTCTTCAAAGAGTTCAGGTACACCAGCTTTAATTGAGTTTTTAGCCATCTGTGCAACAGTTGTTCCAATACCTCTATCAAAGGTTTTGACTGTATCACCAACACCAGCACTAATAGCTTTTGCAATCATGCCTTTAGGTGCTACTGCTTTAAAGGCTTTACCCATGGCTGCAGTTGCTGCAAACTCAATGCCAGCATCAATAGCAGCATAAGACATAGCATATTGATTAGCCTCTTGGTTTGTGTATACTCGGTTGCCGTTTGCATCTTTCTTTTGAGTGAGTTCAATGTACTTATTGCCAAATGACATTTTGTACATATTGCGTGCCATGTCAGCACCGCCACCCCATTTAGCACCAGTAGCAGCACCAGCACCTGCACCTACACCCTCTGTGGCTAAACCACCGATTAATGCACCAGCAACTGCACCAGCTACCGCACCTATACCACCTTGTTTAGCCATCATATAACCTTGGCCAACGGTTTCACCGATTACAGATTGTGCTACATCTAGTCCATCTGCATGACGATAATTTGCAAGGTTAGTTTGTAAGCGTTGAATTTCGTTTGTTAATTCTTCGATTTTCTTAGGGTCTGTAGTGTTGGATAATTCATAACCAACATCACCTAATTTCATCTGATCATTAATAGACCATATATTCTGTTGGATGCTATCCCATATACCATGAGTAGATTTGATAGACTGCAAGTTATCTAAACTATATATAGCCTCTGATTGTGAACCATATTTAACCTTGTATAACTCTGGGTATTCATCATATAGAGATTGTACAGTTCGCCCTCTATCAACTTGATTAGCAAGATATGCTGCTCTCGTGAACCCTGTTTCACCGCTATTTAAGATAACATCTGCACCGATGTTTAATTTATTAGCATAGTCTAGTGCTGCGTTAGCTTTTACCGCATCATTAGATGCATAGATAAAACGTGCGGATGCAGCTTGCAAGGCTGGGTTATTTACAATAGGGTTTTCCTTTAAAGCCTCACCAATGGTAGATACAGTCTGTAAGGTTCTATCCTTACCACTACCAGTTGTATCGACTAGATAAGGTGCATCTGCTAAATTGCCTAACGCATTACCTACTTGTTTTACTGCATCTACTGCATTACCTACAACTCCATTAACAGGTGTGCCTAATTCTCCATGATCGCCATCCTTGTTAATAAATGGGTTGATTTTCTGTTGTTCTATTTTCCATGGGTTATTAGACATATTTCCACCTATCCCTCAATATTATACTTAGCATGGAATGTACCCTCATCCATATCTTCAAAATCACCATTAGATTTATAAAGTCTTATATAATGTGTATCACCAAGTACTTTCCAATTAACTATACCATCACCAGCCAACATAGCCATCGATGTATTAGTTTTATAATTATCTCCATTTTGCCAAAAGTGCTCTACTTTTGTTGTTTCTATTATTGTATTACCTGCTATTTCATGTGCAGCCCAATCTAACTCAGTACTTGTTGGTTCTCTTCCTTCAGATGCTCTAAACTTAGATACCCATGCACCCATTTGTTGTTTAAAGCCTATCTTTGCTAACCCTTTTTGTTGCTCGTTCATGTTCTCTAAACTATCGTTAAGAACATAATTCACACCAGCTAACTCTGGTGCATAATCACCAGTTCCGTTATCACGGTCATTAACTGTTCTACGCAATGAGTTGTATTGCTCTAATGATAAGTTAATATGATTATCATCAATAAATTTAAAGATTTCTTCTTGTGATTTGTTATTACCAATCATAGAACGTATTTCATTCATTCCCCATGATTGTGCTGCCGCTTGTTGTTCCTTTTTATCAGCTCGCATAAATTGGTTTCTTTGTGAACCAAAAGCTAATATCAAATCTTTGTTATCGCCAATAGCGTTACTTAACGCATTCGCTAGTTCACCATTAGATGCACCATTTTCTTCCATTTTGTACAGCATTAATTGGATAGCCTCTTTTTGCCTAGCCAATTCTTCTGCACGTGCTTTTTTACGCTTGGACACTTCCAACTTATAGGCTTTCATATATTCTTCTCGTTTTTGTAAGAGTTCGCCATCAGTATATCCTTTAGCACTACCGCTAAACTTACCTACACCAACTACTGGGTATATATCAGCACTAACAATAGACACACCACCACTACCAGCTTGTGCAACTTTACCATCGCCCATATAGATACCAACATGAGTTACACCTTTATAGGCTTGATTGTTCGTATTTACTGCACTCGGATCATCACTAGGCGCCCATCGTTCATTATTGCTTTCTACGTACCAAAATACTAAATCACCTTTTTGTGCTTGCGATATATCTTTTACAAGTTTACCCTCTTGTTCCGCTTGTAAATACTGACCATCTGCGGTGCGGTAGTTAAGAGTAACCCCAGCTTTTGACATGGCATCTAAAGTGAATTTACCGCAATCTGTACTTTCACCACCATCACCACCTAGCACATATGGTTTGCCTAACTGTTCATTAACTGCACCATCAAGTGCAGGTAGGTTTATATTTCCGCCTTGCCCTGCTTTAGGTAGACTAGCTATAAATGCATCAGCACCTTTTTCGATGCTTGCATCATCTTCACCAAAGGTATCTACATCACCTGCAATACGTTTATCGATGGTTTGTTGCGTGTTCACCTTATCGATGGCTACTGCAGCTTTAGATAATACACCCTCACTTACACCCATTTCTCGTAGCGCTGCGATTGTTTGTGGACCTGCAGTAATATCATTCCGTGTTACTGTTTCATCAATAACTGAAGCACCTACTCGGTCTGCTACTTCTTGATATTTAGCTTTTACAAACTCTTCACCTCTATCAGCATACATAGTTTCAATACTATTCTTAATGGTGTTAAGAGAATTAGATACAATGTTAGGGTTGTTATAGCCTAGTACTGCAATCTGTTCAGATGATTTCACATTGTTGTTAAATGTTACATCCTTATACTTTTCACGTTCAGAACGCTCATGTACTTGGACACGCATATTATTTGCATGATAGTCTTTTTCTACCATTTGAAGAAAGCGTTCACGCAATCGGTTGTTATTAGGTAATTTACTTAATACATCATCTCTAATATTTCGTTCCGTTTCATTAAATAGTTGCGTTGCATTAGCTGCACCATCTAATTCTTTGTGTAAGATACCGCTTTCTTTGTTTGTCAGTTCATAAGATACTCGGTTCTTATAGTCTGTTTCAGCGTTCATATATGCGATATTCAAATCTTCATCAAGTCGCTTTTGCATCTGTGCGTTAATATTATCAATGGCATTAATTACACCTTTTAAACCTTGTTGATTACCGCCAAACGCTAATTCATTTCCAGTAGCTTGAACACCACCACTTATGGTATTTAGTTTTTGTTCGCCATTGTAATTAACTAACTTCATTAAATGCCCCACCTATTATTTCTAACTGCACCTCTTGTAACAAACTTAACATTTGATACACCAGCTGCTTTTAATGCACTTTCATTTGGTGTGTAGTAGTTTGTATTAGCTTTTATATTACTACCGCCATACTGACCTTTAAGACCATAAATACTAGATGCACCACTCAATATCGTTCCTAACATAGCCATTCTAGTTTGTGATTTAGCATTACTTGCAGCTGCTCGTGCGGTGCTTGCCTCGTTGCGGTAGTTCATGCCATTAAGATATTCATTGTAGATACTGTTATTCTTGTTAGTTTCCCAATTTTGAATATCCTTGTTATATTCGTCATAGCTAGATGCCATAAGTTGCAATGGTGTACCGCTCATGGCTAAACCGCCTGCACCAGTTTCTGCCGTATTCTGCCCTTGGATAAGTCGCATCTTATCGGACATCTTATCTCGTTCTTGCAAGGCTTGGTCTGCAATCTGTTCTTGCTTGCGATCGCTTATGCGTGCATTTGCCTCTGCTACCCTTGCTTGTTGTGCGTACATTGCAGCTTGCGCCTTACCTTGCTGGTGTTGAGTAAACAACGTACCAACCATGCTTGCTGCCGTTAATGCAATAGGGTTACACATTCGCATCCCCCTTTCTCAATGTGAATAAAACCATATCCCCATCGTTAATATCGTAATGAATAACCGCACCTAAAGACTTTAGCCATCGAATGGTGCGGTAATTTTCTTTGTGTATGTAATTAAAAAGTACTTCCCTAGTTTGTAGCCATTCCCCAATGATATTTCTACTAACTTTTATGAATTGCTTTTGCAATGTTAAACTACGTTCAAAGTCTTTACTCCCCAAAAAGTAAATGCAATGCATACCATTTATTGATGTATTTGATACCCCATATACACATAATGGTTTCTCATTATCAATTACAATTCGACTTTGATAATCTTCCCCAAGAATATCATTCACAAAGTCATTTTCACTATAGTTTGAATTTTTTCGATTGATATATTTAACCTCTAAGGCATCTATCGAACGTAAGTTGATATATAAATCACGAATTAACGAAACGTGCTTAGAGGGGCAAATATTACATTCCATGAACATTTGGGAAACCACCGCCAATTTCTACCTCTCTTGTAACCGCTAACAGGTTAAATGGGAAAGGTTTTGAGTGCTTTATGCAAATTTCTGTATTTGTATTTACACTAGTTGCTATCTTAGGTAATGCGATTACAGTATCACCAGTAAATAGCGATTTAGGTTTCATAATTAAATCATCTACATCATCAAATGTTTTTCCTACGCTACCGCCATATGAACGATATAACCGCAACGCAACTCGTGTTATAGTTACCAATCTGCATTGCAATGTGCCATCGTTAATTTGTTGTTCTACGCTAGGTATTTTAATTTTAGTAGTGTATGGCAAACCAACAGTAATTACATTTGCTTTACCGTCTAATTTAATAACCCCAGTTGGTGGTACTACCCTAGATGGCATCTGTTGTCCATCAACTACTATATCTACCATTTGCCCTACTAGATGAGGTGCATTGATGTAATCAGTCTTAATTGAATTAGCGACTTTAACATAGCAGTCTAGGAACACATCGGAGTTATCTTCTGTGTACAACGGAATACTACGTTCAATACATTTCACATTCTTATTATTAATCACACGATCTACCACAAAATAGATTGTGTCTTGCTCACCCTCTGCCACACTTTCAACATATCGATATTTGCCATTAGTTACAAAATGCGACCAACCATATACCTTTTGTTCAGGAATATAAGTTAAACAGTTGAGTTGTCCATCATCTCTAACATAATAGATGATACTGTCTGGGTCTTGTGCATAAGCACTCGTTACTGCCACATGACCTTTAACCAATGTTTTAACAAACAATGTAAGGTCTTGCCCTGTGTAGTTATCACTCTCATAGCTATACCCCATATCACGAACAGTACCGCCACGCTCTTGAACGAACACACATCTATTACCGATAAACTGTGGTTCGCACTTTAACGCACCACGTTGTGTTTGTGTTTTTAAATAGCAGTTAGTAGGTGTAATAGTCTTACTGCCGTCAACTATCCATTCATTACCGCTTGTTAGAACGATTAAGTCATTAGCTGGCACAAGATGCCTAATTTCATACATCTTGCGGTTGATTACTGGTAGTGTGATTGCACTATCATCTGTAATCGTACCACCTACTTTTTCAACACCAAAATTAGGGTAATCACCAGTACGGCTAAACCAAATATAGTTAGGCTTGCTATCAGTAGCGGCAACTACAAAACGATCTTGATAGAATGTGCATAGTTTCGGATAACCTCTCCCCCTATTCCAACTGCCTAACTTCCATTGGTGGCTAGGTTCACCCTCTTTAATGCCATTCAGAACATTAGCCTTTGCGTTCTTAGCATCGGTTACACTTTTAATCTCAACAATACCATATTGGGTAAACGGCATAATAGATAAGTCGCAATTCACAGAACCACTCTTAATATCTGATACATATTTAAGCCTTGCACCAGTTTCTATCTTACCTGTATCAGTTACGTTGTAGTCCTTATTAGATGTATACGTTCTGTAATCTTTCCAAGTCTGACCATCGTTGTTAGAAATCTGTAATTTAACTGTACCCTCCCATGTACCATGTGTTGTGAATTTCCATGATAGCTCTGTATCAGTACTAAACGAACCAACATTGTAATTGATATTGTTGTATGTCTTTTCTGTGGTTTGCCCTGCATATGCTCCACGTTTCACTTTTTTCTCTACCACTTCGCCAGCGGACTTGGTATGTACCGCCTCAACGTAGTAGGCAATCTGAATAACACTACCTACCATATCCTCTGTGAAGAGGTCTTTTGTGGATGTGATCGTATCACCATTAACAGTTAATGTGTGTCCATTATCTGTGTTGATTTCATCGTAAGGTTGTTCAGTTAGTTTGTATGCACTCATTCGCCAGTCTGTATCACTATATCGTGATAATGTCTGTATCGGATATTTACCGCTACAAATGAACATTACATCGCCACTTTGGATGCAGTTTAATTCACCTACAATGTCCGCCTCAAATGGTGTCGCTACTTCAACATTTGTATACACACCATTTCGCCATACCCTAACATATCCATCACCAAATTCAAGCATGAATGATTGGTTTTTATTTGTTGTAAACTCAAACAGTCTAACAGGCTTATCATTGTGTTTTGCATATCCGATAAACTGTGAACCTTGCCTACGTGCTACCGCTCCATAGGGTCTAATGACTGCATTTTCAGCAAGTAGTAATGCACTTTTATATTGTTCTAAGTCAAATCTGCTCGATACATCAGGCGATACCTCACCTGTAGTAAATGCGACTTGCCCTATATACATCGGTTGCATATTACCAACTCCTTGCTTTCAAATAGCTAGATACATAAGGCATATCTAATCTGCGTTCTTTTGCACTCATAGATTTTGCCTCTTGCAATGCTGCTTGATACAACTTGTACGATTGGTCGAATAAACCACTATTACCAGTTAGTGGCATTGCTAAATCAGATGCCATCTTACACACCAATGCTTTAACGAATATAGTGTTCATTACATCTGCATCGGTTATATCGTACACATAATCAATGTGCATCAATGGTACATCAGATACGATGTACTTTGTATTGTTATCAGTTAGGTAAACATCATATTCACGTTGCTTTTCCGCTCGGTATCGTTCACCCTGTGAAATTACCGCAAGGATGCGAACACACTTTTCAGGGTAAGCATATACATAACCCCAACCATCAATCTTATGTTCAGATAGCACAGCTCGTTCACGCTTACGTGCAAAGTTCCATTCAAACTGTTCTAACAATACTCTACGTGTTAGATCATAATGCAATCTACATTGTCTAGCAGGTTCTGTTTCTTCCGTCATGGAACGGATGCGACCAGCATTGATAAGCGATAATGCTTGATTACAAATATCGGTAGGTGTCATATTTCCACCTTTCTATAAAAAAAGAGGGATGCATAAGCACCCCTCGTTCAATTATTCAGCAGTTTCTTCCGCTTTCTTACCAGTTTTCTTGGTTGTAGGTTTTGCCTCTTGGACTTCCTCTACTTCTGCGACTTCTTCTGCACCAACAGTTTCAAACAAATCTTTGAAGTAGTCCTTATCGTATTCGGCTACCTCTTCTTTTGTAAATTCAACTGTTGTTCCCTCTTCAATTAGACCCTTTGTATTATGATAAAGGGTTACTTTTGCAACGTATTCCATATTAGCCACCTTATTTAATGTTAATGCCACTTGTTAAGAATGCGGAGATTTGACCGCCAGTCATATTGTTAGCGTTGATGCGGATGTATTTCTTACCACCATTAGCTAAACGCACTTTGTATTCTGTGCCAGCCGGTGCATTAGCTACCATTGTAATGCCATGCAACAATACCGCATCAGCCATATTATCTTTGTCGGATGTATAGACATTAAACAATGGTGTGCCAGTTACTGTTTTGTCGATGCGAATAACAAGGAATAAGTTAGGGTCAGCATCGCCACCATTACCATTCATCACTACATCGGAGTTAGTGTTTGTTGTAATGTCTTTTTTGAAAAAGAATGTATTTTGAGTATCAATAATCATATATGTTTATCCCCCTATTAATTAAGCAGTAACTCGTGCTTCTGTGGAAAGTAATGCATCGATTTTACGAACAGGAATGCCATTCGCACGTGTAACCATTTTACCCATTTCCATATCTTCTGTGATTGTAGAACCATGTACTTTGTTCTTTTGCAAACGTAAGAATGTACGCAATTCTTGGTTCATGTACCATACAGGACGGCAACCAGTAAGAGAATGCATTCTTTCTTCTGCACGGATCATCAAGTTAATTAAGTTAGGACCTGCGGAAATATCTTCTTTAATGGCTTTCATATCGATATTAGCGATACGTACTACATAGCGCCAATCACGCACACACAAACCAATGTTTTGTTCAAAGTGAGTACGATATGCCTCAAACAAAGAGCCATCAGGCTTAGTGATTGTAGTCTTACCTTTATCTTCTTGTTGTAAACCTGCCTCTGTACCACGTGGATAGATACCATGTACAGTAAGTGGACCCCAACCTACAAGCCACATAGATGCAAGGTTAGCAGTACCACCAGCATCGATAATGTTTTTAGCGCTATCAGCTTTCTTAGGGTCTAATGTATTAAAACGTGCGGATAAACCAATAAACTTTTCAGGTGTACTTTCATCACCATAGAAAAGTGTACGTGCGATTTCTTGACCCATAGCCTCAACAAATGCAGCATCTTCTGTAGCACGGAACGCTACAGGGTCATTAGACAATTTAACCAACTTAGCATCTACTTCAGAGTAAGCCTCCAACATACCGCAAGTGTCGGTAATTTGTTTTGTAGTAGATTTGCTAGGTTGTACACCACCATAAAGCATGCGCCATGTAGCCTCAGGCAAACCAGTACGCACAGTTGTTTTGTTAGATGTACCATCGTTACATTCAATCATTGTCATATCTTGAATGATTTCGTTAGATTGGTTTAATTGTTCGATGATTTGTGCGATTTTTCCGTTAGGATCCATGCGCTTTTGCAAATCAATTAAAGTAGGGTTTTGTGTTCCGATTGTAGCCATAAATTATTTTCTCCTTTTATTTGAACATACTCGGATATAAGTTTCTTCTGATTGCATCTTCTGACTGTGTACCGTCAGTTGGTTGACCGCCACCAGCGTTATTATCTTCTGCAGCCATATCAGCGATTTTCTCAAACATTTGGATAACTTCAATACGATTACCCAAGCCGTTTTCAGCTAAAATTTCACGAATGTTAGGAATTGTTTTTTCGATTAACTC